CAGCGCGACCGGAGTGAATGCCGTGGCGCCGGCCGCGACCGTTTCAATTGTGAATCCATCTTTAGACTTCATGATTCAGTCCTCGCCGAGTGCTACGAACTCGCTAGGCTTCATACCGAGAGCGGCCGACAGCTTGTTGATGTTTTGCACGGTGCCGTCTGCCTTGTTGGCCAGCTTGTTCACGGTGCGAAGGTTCCAGTCCTGGTTGCGTGCAAGATCTGATTGCGTCATTTCACGCATTGCCAGAGCCACTTTAAGAGATTTACCAAGGTTCATCATGCTTCTTCCTCCGGTTGATTTGTGCTGAATCTAATACCGTTAAGATATTACGTCAACACTAATTGAGCGTAAGAATTTATTTGACGTACGTATTTTGTGGTCCTATAGTTCGCCTCAAGCAACACCACACCGAACAACGGAGCAAGACGAGATGAGCATGAAACGCTTCCTGATACAGCGCATGTGCCGGAATGGCGACTGGGACTACAACGGCGAAGCCTCATCGCTGGACGAGGCAATCACACTGGCCGACATATGGGCACGTAAAGATCCGCGCTGCGCCTGGGGCGTCCGTGTTTGGGATGACCTTGCCGCGACTGTTGCTTACGAGCCGTAGCCCTAAGCCATGCCCACCTCAAGCCCCTTAACTGGGGCTGAGTCAGTGCAAGAGATAGGATCTTTTTCCTAGTAACCATCCGAGGACATACCCATGACATCGCCGACCAAAGATCGGCACCACAGCTGACCGCAAGCCCGCCATGTGCGGGCTTTGCCAGTACCAACACCCGGAGGCAATCATGAACATCACCCATTCAGAGCTGTTCGCCCCAAGCAAGCACTACCAGGAAGCACTGTCAGCAGAGACAAAGCGCATGGCCCGGCCAGTCGAAGGTCCTGCGATGTCGCCAGAGATCAAAGAGCACCTGGAATGCATGCTGCTCCAGGCCGCCAGTGAGCAGGAACGCCAGCCGGCGAATCTGCTGCTTCAGTACTGCACCGGCTTCATCGGGCACGCTGTGTTCTCCAGGACCTGCACCATTGAAGAACGCACGCACTACTGGGAACGCATCGACACCATTCGCCAAGCTGTTGCAGACCGGCACTACGCCAGAGGTGGGAAATGATCGAATTTATCTCAATGCTTTTTGTGAGCTGGTTTGGCCGTATGGCAAGAAAATCAAAGCCGCAAGCCACGAAAGACAACCGCGCTCAAGTCGAGCTGCACATCCAGCGCCAGAAAGAACTCGGCGAGCTGATGATCAACGACGACGACGAGCCTACCGGCCTGGACGTCCTGGTAACGCTAGCAATCGTAGGCTTTGTTCTGTTTGGCACGTTCAAGGGGTGGTGGTAGTGAAGCCACGAAACCCAGTGTACGTCGGCGGGCCGCCACTCGATCCGCCTGAAGAACCGTTGATGATCAAGTGCACATACTGCAAGGTCGCGTATCACTCCAAGGCCTGGCGCGACCATCGCGGCGAGTGCCCGAACTGTCACAAGCCCTATGCGGGCAAGCATCCGGAGGATTGAATGAATGAGTTGGCTCTTTTCGCAGGCGCTGGTGGCGGAATACTCGGCGGGCACCTGTTGGGATGGCGCACCGTCTGCGCCGTTGAGCGTGATGCCTACGCAGCACAAATTCTGGCGCAACGACAAAATGATGGAGCCATCGAAGCTTTCCCAATTTGGTCTGACGTGTGCAGTTTTGACGGAAGACCGTGGCGAGGACTTGTTGACGTGGTTTCTGGAGGATTCCCTTGCCAGGACATATCAATCGCCGGAAGCGGAGCCGGGATCTATGGAGAACAGTCAGGGCTTTGGCGAGAAATGGCACGAATCATTAGCGAAATACTGCCTGGTGTCGTCTACCTGGAAAACTCACCAATGCTTGTGGGAAGAGGACTTGCCCTGGTCCTTAGTGATCTTGCCGAAATGGGGTATGACGCTCAATGGGCAATTGTTTCAGCAGAAGACTGCAGAGCGCCCCATAAGCGAGATCGGATCTGGCTTGTGGCCAACGCCAGTGCGCCGGGACTATCGGCATCCAGGCAGAAGTCGAATGGAGCGGACTGGAAGCAAGTCCGGGGAATGCCTGCCACAAGTAGTCGGTGGCCCGCTGAACCCCGAGTGGGTCGAGTGGCTGATGGGGTGGCCTTCCGGGTGGACCGAATTAAAGCCCTTGGAAATGGACAAGTTCCGAGAGTGGCAGCAGCAGCATTCACAATACTTACTAGAGGATGAAAACGGATGATCACCCAGGCCATGCTGTTCTGCACCATCTGCGTCTGGCTGCCAATTTCCTTCTGGTTTGCTTCCTGAATTTTTTATGAGGTGTTTATGAAAAAGGTTGACCGATTTTGGTCTTATGAGGCGAGCAACATCCGCTGCGTCAGAGAATTCGACTATGACACCGCGCTAATAGCGCTTGAGCAAAGCGATGCCGCGCATGCAAGGGTGTGCTCTAGACTCGACGCCGAACGCCTGCGAGCTGACACCGCTGTGGCTGAGGTGGCGGCTTTGCGGGAAGAGCTGGCGAGCTTACGTGAGGCACTTATCCAGTCAGGTGATTTAAAGAACGGGCTTCAGCAGAGCCTGACAGCCGCCGAGCAGCGGAATGCGGATCTGCGCGAGCTGCTAAGCCTCATCAGAAACACTCGCGGAACAATGCTGATGACTGATCCGCCGCAAGACCCATGGAAATATCATCGTATCGAAGATCGAATCCGGGCCGCCCTCAAACCCACCGAATCGGGAGCAAGCGAATGCTCCACGAACTGAAGATTAAGCGCTGTTTCTTTGCCCCTGTCTTGACGCGAGAAAAGACTTTCGAGATCAGACGGAATAGCGACAGGGGGTTTCAGGCTGGTGATGAGTGCCTGCTGTGCGAGGTCGATGATGTCGGCGTCAGGACCGGACGGCAGGCAAAAGGAAAGATCACTTACGTACTCAACTACGAGCAGAAAGAGGACTACGTAGTCTTCTCGTTCGAACTGTATGGAATTAAGCCATGACCAAAGATAAAACCGTAACCATGTCGCGCCGAAAGGCTCGCATTGAGGAAGAGGCTAGACGTCAGCGAGAGCAGCAGGCTTTCGAAATGTCTCAGCCGCAAGGTGTTAGCCGCCGAATCGACATTTCCCAAATACCGTATACAAAGTTCGAGGGGTAGGACATGACCAATAAAACCATAACCATGTCTCGGGAGCTGGCGGAAAACCTGCTGCACTGCGGCGTGACCAGCAGCTTCATAACTCCAAGCATTACCACTCAACTTCGGGCTGTGATAGCTAAACCTGTTGTCGAGCTTGATGAGCGAGCAGAGTTCGAAAAATGGCTAAGAGACCAGCCGCACGTAGTGAATCTCGGATTCAATAAACAAACAGGGAAGTACACCCTTCAAGAAGACGAGGACAGTTGGCAGGCATGGCAAGCTCGCGCAACCATCGCCGCCCCTATCGTTGAGGCTGACGGAATGGGGGAGGCGGTTGAGCGCAAGCCGGATGCGATCATTGAGGGTGTGCTGACCTCTGCCGGAATATCGCACGCCATCTATGCCTGCACTGTTTCGCTAAAGGACAAGGAGCAGGTGAAGCTCTACGCCTCGCAGCCCGCGCCGGTGTCGGTTGTGCTGCCTGCTCGACCATTAAACCAAGGAAAGATTTTCGATCGGATGTCCTCTTACGAAAAAGGCATTGTCCAAGGTTCCGCAGAAATGTGGGACAAGGTCAAGGAGCTGAATCAATGAACAGCACACTGATGTATCTGCAGGCCGACATGCACCGGGCGATCAACAGCGGGAATTCACGGATCGAAGTCTCTATTCTCGACCTGAAGGAGTTGATCGCCGCCGTCATGAGCGCCGAAGGCCGCGAGGAGTTCGAGCGAGTCGGCCAAGGCTTCGCCTTCATGAACCCTGAAAAGCTCAAGGACTTCCGCTCAGGCAAGCGCATGTATGGGACCGTGCGCCTGAAGAAAAACGAAGAGTTCAGCGAGAAGGTTTATTGCCTGCCAGATCCTAAACCTGCTGTTGACATGGTTTCAAAATGCAAGCAGGATTGCGCCTGAAACAAACACCTTGGCGGGTGGAAAATTGGTAGGGATTCACAAGCAGAGTGCAGGAACCAATTCCTGTCCGCCAACGGTCGAAAGGCCGACTCTGCTTCTGAATCCCTTTTTCGTTTCTGGAGATAAACAATGACCACGCAACAATCAGTCGGCGAGCTAGACCGCTCGACCTACTTCGGCTCAAGCGACATCGCAGCGATCCTCGGGATCAGCCCTTGGCGCACGCCTCTGGACGTCTTCCTGGATAAGACCAAAGGCCGTCAGGAGATCACGCCGGAGAAGGCGCAGATCTTCAAGCGCGGCAAAAGGCTTGAGCCCTACATCCTCGACATGTACGCCGAGGACACTGGCGAGAACCTGATCCATCGCGGCGAACGCTACATTGACCTTGAGCATCCGTTCATGGCCGCCGAGATCGACGCCGAAACCGAGAGCGGCAAGAACGTCGAAGCTAAGTCTGCACGCGCCGACTGGGGTAAGGTTTGGGGATCTGAGATGACCGACGAGATCCCGGTCTACTACAACGCGCAGGCCATGTTCGGGATGGGCATCAACGGCGCAGAGTCGGCAGAGTTCCCGGTGCTGATCGGTATCGACGACTTCCGGATCTACCGCATTGAGCGCGATCAGCAGATCATCACCGATCTCAAAAGTGCCGCGGTTAAATTCTGGAACGAACACATCGTGCCAGGCGTCGCCCCCGCTGCAACCACCGTCAGCGACCTAGAGCGATTGTTCCCATGGGATGCCGGCAGTGTGATCCAGGCAACCGACGAGATCCGAGACGCCTACGTGGCGCTCAAGGACATCAAGAAAAAGATCAAGATGCTCGAGGGCGACGAGGAAGACATCGCCAAGCGCATCAAGCTGTTCATGGCGGATCACCAGATCCTGAACTACGGCGCTGAAAAGCTGCTGAGCTGGAAATCGCAGAAGTCCCGTCGCTTCGACTCGAAAGCGTTCGAGATCAAACACCCACGCATTGCCGACAAATTCAAATACGACAGCGTCAGCCGCGTCATGCGGTTGAAATAGGAGATCCACTATGTCCACTCAACAACTACGCCAAGCAGCAAACGGCCAGGCGCCTGCAACACAGTCAGCAGCCGAGCCAAAAACCATCATGGCGATGATGGCGAACGATAACGTGAAGAAGCAGATGGCTCTGGCAATGCCGAAGCATTTGACTGCTGATCGCCTTATGCGCATCGCCATGACAGAAGTTCGTAAGGTTCCTGCTCTCGGCAAGTGCAACGTTCAATCGTTCATGGGCGCGATCATGCAGTGCGCCCAGCTAGGGCTTGAGCCTGGCTCTGCCCTTGGTCACGCCTACCTTCTGCCGTTTGGCAGCGGAAAGGCAGCAGACGGTCTCTCGAACTGCCAACTGATCATTGGGTATCGCGGTTTCATAGATCTTGCTCGCCGCTCAGGCCAGATCATCAGCCTTACCGCGCGCGCCGTTTACGCAAACGACGTGTTCAGCTACAGCTACGGCCTCGACGAGACGCTTGAGCATGTTCCTGCATCCGGCGACCGTGGCGACTTCACCCACGTTTACGCA